GGTTCAAAGACGCGCTCTTGCAAAAGGTTGGCGTTGTTAAAGCCTATTGGGAAGACAAGGAAGACGTAACCAAAGAAAAGTACCGCGATCTGTCTGATGACGAGCTTGCAATGCTTCTTTCTGATGAGACTATGGAAGTAGTCGAGAAAGAGGTAGTCGAGAACGAAATGAAAGACCCTGCTGGCAATCCTGTGCTAGATCAAATGGGTCAGCCTGTGATGTATGCGTCTAACAGCGTCACAGTGCAAAAGAAAAAGAAGTCTGGCAAAGTGGTTGTGGAAAACATCCCACCAGAGGAGTTCTTGATCTCCAAGAAAGCCAAGCGTAGCCCAGAAGATTCACCTTTTGTTGCTCATCGCCGCTTGATGACTCGCAGCGACTTGATCGCTATGGGCTTTGACAAGGACATTGTTGACGGTCTGCAAACGTCAGATTCTTTGACTTTCTCCTCTGAATACTTGGCTCGTCACGACAATGGCGAAAACCCTAACGATGCACAAAGCCTTGATGATTCAATGCAGACCATTGAAGTGTTTGAGTGCTACGTTCGTGCTGACATTGACGGTGACGGTATCGCTGAACTGCGCCAAGTGTTCTACGCATCAAATGAAATCCTGAGTGACGAGGAAACTGATTACGTTCCTTTCCACTCAATCTGCCCAATTCCTACTCCTCACAAGTTCTTTGGTGAGTCAATGGCAGATCGCACAATGGATATTCAGCTAATCAAGACTACGATTACTCGTCAGATTCTTGACAACCTGTATCTGACAAACAACGCCCGTGTGACTGCCTTGGATGGTCAGGTCAACATGGATGACTTGCTAACTTCTACCGCTGGCGGTGTGATTCGCGTTAAGTCGCCTGGCGCTGTGAACCAGTTGGTCGTTCAATCAATGGCTGCACAGGCTTTCCCAATGCTGTCTTACTTGGATTCAATCCAACAAAAGCGCACTGGCGTAACCGAAGCAAGCCAAGGTTTAGACCCTGCTATCTTGCAAAACGTAACTGCCGCTGCTGTTGCTTCAATGCAACAAAGCGCCGCTGGCAAGATCGAGATGATTGCTCGCATCTTTGCTGAGACAGGCGTTAAGTCGTTGTTCAAAGGCATCTTGCATCTTCTTTGTAAGTACCAAGACAAAGCCCGTATCGTTCGGATGCGTGGTCAATATGTGCAGTTTGACCCCCGTGAATGGTCGAACCAGTACGATGTTGACATTAACGTTGGCCTCGGTGCTGGCAACCGTCAGGAACAAATGGCTATGCTCAACATGGTTCTTGCAAAACAAGAGCAAGTGCTTGGTCAAATGGGGCCAGCTAACCCGCTGGTTTCTATGGGTCAATACCGTAACACCTTAGGTCGTATGGTTGAAGCCGCTGGTTTCAAGGACTCTGCTGAGTTTTACAAGTCCATTACGCCTGAGCAAGATCAAGCTATGAGCCAGCCTCAACAGCCTCAACAGCAACCAGTGCCGCCTGAAGTTCAAGCGTACATGGCTAAGACTCAAGCTGACATTCAAGCCCAACAAATGAAGGCTCAAGCTGACATTCAGTTGTCGCAACAGAAAGCAGCCGCTGAGTTGCAATTGATGCGTGAGAAAAATACTGCTCAGTTGCAGTTGGAGCGCGAGAAAGCTGCTGCACAACTTCAGCTCAAGGAAGAAGAATTTATGGCTGAAGCTCGACTGAAGGCCATGAAGGTTGGCGCAGGCATTACTTCTAATGTTGAAATCCCAGGCTAAAGGATAGATATGGCAATCGACTTATCAACCCTTGAATGGGGTTACAGAAACTACGCTGGCACTGACCCTTCAAATCAAAAGGCGACTTACAGCTTGAATTTCAATTCAGGTGGTCAAGCGTATACGTTTATTCCAACTTCAGTGGTCAACAAAGGTGTTGATGCTGGTGATACAAATTATGTAATGCCTTGGTTCTTGAGCCAAGACAACATGGGAGAGTTGGGCAAAAATAGTCAATATGTTGACCTTGCTGGTCAAAGTTGGTATGGCGATTACTTAAAAGACACAATTGGTGCGTCTACAACTGGTTTTCTCGTTCCTACTGGAAGTATTCCATTTGATTCAAAACTTTTAACAACAAAACAAGAAGTAAAAGGCATTGCTCAAACAGAAGATGGGCCTTCTTATATCCTTCAGCCACCAGCAGGAAAGTCAGCTCAGTACATCACAGCAAATGATAGAGTGATGACGATAACGCCTGGTCGAAGCATACTCGGCAAGGTGTTTGGCGGTATTGGCGATGATTTAGCTGGCGCTTTTAACGACACATTAGGCTCAATTAACGAACTTGGCCCTTGGGTTAATGCTGCTATTGCTATTGCATCGCCACCAACTGCTGCGGTAATTGCTTCAGCAAATGCTGGTCAAGCTGCTGCTCAAGGTGATTGGGAAAAAGCAGCTTTAAATGCTGGAAAAGCAGTAATTCTGTCTAATGCTGGTGATGGACTTCTTGGAAGCTCAACAGACCCTAATGCAGTCGGTGGTGTAACTGGCCCTGACAATATTGATGTTGGCGGCGGGTTTAATCCTGCCGCTGGAGCAACAGAAGCTGAATTGCAAGCCGCACGACTTGCTCTTGACTCGCAAGGCACAACAGGGTTGGAATCTTTGCCATCTTCTGTAAATACTCCACAGCAAGCGTTTGGTACTGGTGGAACAGAAGTCACAGCAGATCAAATAACTTCTGAAATAACTGGAAACGCAGATAAAGCTGCTCTTTATGGCAATGCAGGCTATGGCGACACAATGACAAGCGCACAGATTGATGCGTTTGACAAGGCTGTTGCTTCTGGGTTAACTGTATCGCAAGCGTTAGATTACGCTCGCGCTGGATTGTTTGTTAACGCAATTGCTGGTGACCCGTTAGGTTTAGGTGGCGACACTGGTGGTGGTGCTGCTCCAGCTTCAACTGGCTTTGCAATGGTTCCAATTCCTGCTGAATGGAAGTCTCCAACCTACGCAGCATCTTCTGCACCAATTGACCTGAGTACCATCTTCAGCAATCAAAATATGCTTGGTGGCACACAGTGGCAAGGCTTACCAACACAACAGCCGAATATGTCATTCAATGATATATTTGCCGCAGGTCAACAACAAACGCCAATGGGTACGCCCGTTGACATTAACCAGATCGTGAGTTCTATCCTTGGACAAGCCGCAACTAGCCAAAAACCTGCTTAACGATGATTTTTTCAAAGGCGAGATTGAGCTTTTGAAAAACATCGAATTGCAGAAGATCGTAAATTCACAGCCACATGAGGTTGATGAACGAGAAGTTGCATATTCCAAAATAAACGCATTACAATCGGTTATAGGACACTTTGAATCTATGGCGGCTACAAAGCGCATAGAACAGAAGCGTTGGAAAATTCTGTAAGGAAACTTACCCGTGGTCTACGGTATAGACTGACAATTTGGGAATCAAATGAGCGAAAACACGACACCGCAAGGTAGTGGGCCGCTGACGGTGGACACAGCCGCAGCAGCATTTCTAGGCATGATGGAAGCAGACGAGGGCGCTGGTAACAGCCAACCTGAAGCTGAAGAAGTAGCCGAGGAATATGTTGAGGAATCTGAGTCTGAGTTGGTAGATTCTGAAGAAGCTGAAGAACAGCCTACACGAACTTTCCGCATTAAAGCTGCTGGTGAAGATCGTGAAGTAACTGAGAATGAGCTTATTGAGGGCTACCAATTGGGTGCGGATTACACCAAGAAAACCCAGAAACTTGCTGAAGAACGCAAAGCGGTGGAAGCCGATCGAGCGAAAATTCAGGAAGCTAACAAATTGAGAGATCAGTACGCCCAACGTCTGCAAATGATGGAGCAATTTCTCCAGCAACAGAACAAAGGTGAAAATCTTGAGGCTTTAAAGGAAGTTGACCCAATCGGTTATGCCGTGAAGGTCGCTGAACAGGCACAACGAGAGAAACAATTAGCAGTCCTGCAACAAGAGCAGCAACGCATTGCACAACAGCAACAAGCCGAGCAATCTGAGCGCCTGCAAAGTCATCTCGCTGAAGAAAGTCACAAGTTGACTTCAGCCATCCCTGGTTACGGTGATGCCAAAACTGGCGATCAAATCCGCAAAGACATTCGTGATTATGCGAAGTCAATCGGATGGAGTGACCAAGAGCTTGCAGGACTTTACGACTCTAGGGCTGTTTTGAGTTTGTATCATGGAATGAAGTACGCCAAACTTCAGAGTAATAAGCCTTCAATCGCCAAAAAGGTGGAAGCTGCTCCGAAGATGCTTAAAGCTGGTACTTCTGCCCCCCGTAATGCAGAAGCAGAACAGAACAAAAAATTGCACTCGCAACTGAAGAAATCGGGCAATGTCCGTGACGCAGCGCGAGTATTTGAAAAATTCTTGTAATCGGAGCTAAAAATGGCTACTTATCAAACCTACCAATCAATCGGCAATCGTGAAGACTTGGCTAACGTCATTTATGACATTTCTCCAACAGACACACCCCTGTTGAACACCTTGGCTCGCGCCAAAGCAACCGCTGTTTACCATGAGTGGCAAACTGACAGCCTGTCAGCCGCTACAACTGCTAACGCCGCTGTTGAAGGTGCTGATGCTTCTGACGCTACTATGTCGCCTACAACTCGTTTGGGCAACTACACTCAGATCGTTCAAAAGACTATCAAAATCTCTGGCACTTTGGAGTCAGTGGACAAAGCTGGTCGTAAGAGCGAAAAGGCTTACCAATTGAGCAAGGCATCTGCCGAACTCAAGCGCGACATTGAAACCATCTTGACTGCCAACCAAGGTAAGTCTGCTGGTGACTCTAGCAACGCTCGCACTTTGGGCGCAATGTTGTCTTGGATTAAGACCAACACAAACAAGTCTTCTGGCACTACTGCTGGTGTTGACCCAACGACTGCTGGTACTTCTACCCGTACCGATGGCACACAACGCGCTTTCACTGAAACCATCTTGAAAGATGTGATTCAAAAAGTGTACAGCTCTGGTGGAAACCCCAAGATTTTGATGGTTGGCCCATACCAGAAGCAAGTTGTGTCTGGCTTTGCTGGCATCGCTGCACAACGCTTCATGGCTCCTGCAAACGAACCAACTACAATTGTGGCGGCGGCTGACGTATATATGAGTGATTTCGGCTCAATTTCTACTGTCCCTTCACGTTTCATGCGTAGCCGTGACGCTCTGGTGCTTGATCCAGAATACGCAGCAGTTGCTTACTTGCGCCCATTCCAGACAAACGAATTGGCTAAAGCTGGTGACGCTGAGAAAACTCAGATTTTGGCTGAGTTGACTCTGGAAATGCGTAACGAAGCAGCACACGGTATTGCTGCTGACTTGTCAACTTCTTGATAACACTGGGGGGCTAATCACCCCCCTTTTCTTATGCGCCACATATCATCACAAGACGGTAAACACTCAAACTTTCACGATCTTGATGGAAAGTATTTCATTGAGACTAGTCAAGACATTTCTGGGATTATTGAGAGCAACAAAGCTCAATTTAACGCCATTGATGAAAAAGCTAAGTGGGGTGAATGGTCAAAGATCGCAAGCCTGCCATTCGTGGTGGTTGATGACTTGAACAAACAAGGAATCATGCGAGGATTTGCAGTTTTAGATGAGAAAAGGTTTCGTGCCTTCTTGAATAACCCTGATAATCGGTTCTTTAGAACAAGACCAGGACAAGTATGAAGGTAGCTATTTGCGTTCCATGTCGTGACACAGTTATGACGGGGTTCGCTTTTGACTTAGCGAAACTGTGTGCGTATGAGGGTGTAACTCGATGCGCTAAAGGCGGCTCGTTGATGATTTATCAAGTGCCAGGAACTTTGATCTTTAATCAGCGTGAACGCCTTGCCGAACAAGCAATCAAAGATGGCGCTGACGCTATTCTTTGGGTTGATTCTGATATGCGTTTCCCTAAAGATGCGCTTCAGATTTTGTTGTCTCGTAAGTTGCCGATTGTTGGCGTTAATGCCACTACTCGCCGTTTCCCTTGTTTGCCTACTGCTTTGGACATTGACAATGAGACAAATGATCTCGTTAAGGTGACAAGCAAAGACAAGACGGGTCTTGAGCAAGTTATGGGCGTTGGTTTTGGTATGGTTCTGATTCGTAAAGAAGTGTTCCAAAAGACGCAAAAACCTTGGTTCTGGTTTGAACAGACCGATAAAGGTGGGACAATAGGCGAAGACATTTACTTTTGTGCAAAAGCGTTTGATGCTGGTTTCCAAACTGTTGTAGACCATGATCTTTCACAGCACATCCGTCATGTCGGAACTTACGAATATGGTTGGGATGATGTATGAGCATTGCTACTTACTCTGAATTGCAGACTGCGCTGGCTAAGTATTTGGCTCGTACAGACTTAACAGATCAAATAACTGATTTCATTCGGTTTGCAGAGATTCGTCTACGCCGTGAGTTGCGTATTCGTCAAATGCTCAAATCGGTGACTACCGCGACTGTTGCAGGAACTGCTACGGTTGCTTTGCCTTCTGACTTCTTAGAGATTCGTGACTTCATCATGGTGACAAACCCTGTGCAGCCACTTACCTATTCAAGTCCTTCAATCTTTAGCCGCAACGCCCGTGTGACAGAAGGCGGCAAGCCTATTGATTACACGATTCTTGCGAGTGAGTTCCAGTTGGCTCCAGTTCCTGATTCAGCTTACACAGTTAAATTGCTGTACTACGCTGCACCAGACTTCTTGAGCAGCACAAATTCAAGCAATGCGTTTATCGCTAACGCGCCTGATGCGCTTCTCTACGCTTCTTTGTTGGAAGCTGAACCGTATCTAATGAATGACGCTCGAATCAATACATGGGGAACTATGTACGACCGAGCAATCTCCACCCTTACAAAGTCTGACGAATCAGCTCAGTATTCGGGTGTTCCACTTTCAATGTCAACAGCAACGAGGTAAATCATGGCTGAAATGTCAAACTATCTTGAGAACGCTTTGGTTAACGCTACGTTGCGTAACACAAGCTACACAAGCCCTGCCAGCGTCTATTTGGCGCTCTATACAAGCGACCCAACTGATGCTGACTCAGGCACAGAAGTCTCTGGTACTTCTTACGCTCGCCAAGAGATCACATTTGGCTCACCTTCTAACGGTGTGACCACAAACAGCGCAGCGATTGAGTTTCCTCAAGCTGGTGGCTCATGGGGTACTGTTACTCACGTTGGTATCCGTGATGCAGATACGTCTGGCAACTTGCTGTATCACACTGCCTTGGATGCTTCTAAAACAATCGCCACTGGTGACGTTTTCCGCATCGCCTCTGGTTCATTGAGCGTTACTTTGGCGTGATATGGCTGACCTGCTCCCACCGTGGACAATTGACAGCCTAGATAATCTCAAGGCTAGTCTTGACGATTTAACCCTGTCTCTTGACAGTGAGTTATACACAACGTCTGTAACACTGTGGGATGCTTACGGCTCGGTCAACGCGACTGCTGCCGTTTCATCAAATGCGACAGTAACCTTTGCTGGCGCTGGTGCAGTTGCTTGTACCGCTTCTGTTTCATGCTCTGCCATTCGTGTGGCAATTGGAACGGCATCGGTAGAAGCCTCTGCAAGCGTTTCTTGTGACGCTACTAGGGTTGCTATTGGCAACGCCTCAATAACTGCTTCTGCGACCGTTTCTGCGGCTGGGCAGCGTATTGCAATCGCCTCTGGTTCTATCTCATGCTCTGCGACTGTTGTTGCAATGGGTGGATTGATCTTAGACGGTGTTGCTTCTGTAACGGCAGACGCTACGGTAACTGCTGATTCGGTTCGAGTTCGTCAGGCTGATGCTTCAATCTCTGCGACTGCGACTGTTTCGGCATTGGGTGGTATTACCGCTGATGGCGTTGCAAATATTGAGTGTGAGGCTGTATTTGATGCAAGCGCCTATGCGATCTATGACTTCTATGCGGCTGTCAACTGCGACAGTGTTGTTGCTTGTAGCGGGAACCGCTTGGGTGATAATTGGAGTGACGTTAGCGATACTTCAAACACTTGGGATGATGTGTCACAAAACGAAAACACTTGGACACAAGTAGCCGCAAACACAAATGAGTGGGATGATTCTTCAGTTAGTTCAAACACTTGGACAACGCAATCAGCCACTTCAACCACATGGTTAAGACAGGGATAGTATGCCAACACAACGTATTGTTTTTGGTGAATGGATGCCAGATCAGCCTGGTATCTCAGGCGCTTTGAGTGACGCTAAGAATTGCGTTTCTCAAGCCGTTGGATATGGCCCATTTCCTCAGTCTGTTGAGTTCTCAGAAGCTGCCGCAGAAAACCTGACAAGTATCTTTGCTAGTAAACAACCTGATGGCGTAACTAAGCTGTTTGCCGCTGGTCGCACAAAGATTTACACAGTTTCTGGCGTTGGTGCTTTGACTTTGGAAAACTCAGGTTACACGACTTCTGCAACTGAGCGTTTTCGCTTTACTCAGTTTGGCGACACAATCATTGCGACTAACAACTCTGAGAAACTGCAATCTTGGGTGCTTGGCTCGTCTAGCGCATTTGCTGACTTGGCTGCTGCTGCTCCTATTGCTAAGTACATCACGGTAGTTCGTGATTTTGTTGTTGTTGCAAATACTTACGAATCTTCTAAGCAAGAGCAGTACCGTGTGCGCTGGTCAGGTATCAATGACGAATCCACATGGACACCTTCAGCGACAAACCAAGCTGACTTTCAAGACATTGCCGATGGCGGTCAAATCATGGGCATCCGTGGTGGAGAGTTCGGTTTAGTCCTGTTGGAGCGCAGTATTCATCGGATGAGCTACATCGGCACACCGCTGATTTTCCAGTTTGACAACATCAGCCGCAACAAAGGCTGTATGGTTTCAGGCTCGATCACGCAATATCAAGGCATCACATTCTTCTTGAGTGACGATGGTTTTTATATGTGTGACGGACAACAAGTCCAGCCAATTGGCTCTGAAAAGGTTGATCGCTGGTTCTTGGATGACGTAAGCGAGAACGATTATGGAACTATGTCTGCCGCTGTTGACCCTGTTCGCAAATTGATCTTGTGGAACTACAAGAGCAAAGACGGTAGCCGTAAACTAATAATCTACAACTTCAACACAAAGAAGTGGACTTACGCTGACGCAGGCACAGACTATATTTCTGACGCTTCTAGCGCATCTTCTACTCTTGAGGAATTGGACAGCATTAGCGCCTCGATTGACGCGCTTGAGACTCCTTTGGACTCTATTTTGTTTGCTGGTGGCAAATACTTCTTGGGCGGTACATTTGGCACAAAGGTGACTACCTACACAGGTTTGCCAATGACAGCACGAATCCAAACAGGTGACATTGAGGCTGGTGGTCAATCATTGATTAACTTGGCTCGCCCACAAGTAGACCAAGGTTCTGCGACTATTGCTGCTGCCTCACGCCGATTGTTGAGTGAAGACATTACTTATGGAACGCCAGTAGCTGCTGATGACGATAACCGAGTTGGTTTGCGTAACTCTGGAAAGTACCATCGTATTCAGGTCAATCCAACTGGCGCAAGGTGGAAGTCTGCTGTGGCTGTGGACATTGATATTATTCCGCAGGGGGTTAGATAATGTTTCGGACTCTACCGCCTTTCGGTGGCGATCAACGCGCTGTTGCTGAGATCGTCAACGGGATAATGAACGGGAAGACGAACAACACTGGTCTTGTGACGCTGGCAACAGGCAACGCCACATCAACAACAATCACAGACCCTCGTATTGGGTACGATTCAAAGATTATCGTTGTCCCTTACTCTGATGCGGCAAACATTGATTCTTTGCCTTACGGTGAATTTACAAATAACAACGATCAAACTGCTGCTTCTACTGGAACTTCTGCTGTTGTTGAGTTTGACCAAACTGAGTACAGCAGTGGTGTTTACCTAGCTGATACGACAAAGATTTACGTCAGAAACGCTGGAACGTACAACGTGCAGTATTCCTTGCAGTTGGCTAACTATGCCAATTCGCTGGAATATGCAGACGTTTGGTTTAGAAAAAACGGCACAGATGTTGTAAGAAGTGGCACTCGTTTTGACCTTCAAACCCGCAAATCTGCTGGCGTTCCTAGTCATTTGGTTGGCACTGTCAACACATTTATTGACATGGCTGCTGGCGATTATGTCCAAATTGCAGGTGCTGTTTCTAGCACAAGCGTAACCCTTGAGAGTTATGCGGCTGATGGCGCAATCCCAAGGCCAGCGATTCCTGCCGTGATTCTTACAGTGAACTACGTCAATTGCTCTGCATCGACCAATGTTTATGTGAGCGAATTAGGCAAAGGAACTGCAACTTTGAAACACTTTGCAAATTCAACCGCAGACAAAACTTACGCTTACGTTATCGTAGGATAAATGTATAATCGGCTCCGTGGATGACCCGCCTCGGAGTCCTTTGAAAAGAAAGGTGCTTTTATGGCAGTCGGAACTACAACATCTACACAGACCACACAAATTGACCCAACAATTCAGCCGTTCTTAAAGTACGGTCTTGAAGAAGCTCAACGCCTCTATCAAGCTGGTGGCCCTCAATACTATCAAGGTCAAGGCTATGTCGGCCCGTCTGATGCTACGCAGACAGGTTTGCAGGCTCTGCAAGCTCGCGCTCAAGCTGGTAGCCCACTAACAGGTGCTGCACAGAATCAGCTTTACGGCACGATTCAAGGCGACTACCTTGGTGGCAATCCTTTCTTCTCTGGCGCTTTCCAGCCTGCTGCACAAGCCGCGACCAACGAATTTAACACTGCAATTGGTAACGTGACTTCTGGCGCTTCTAAGGCTGGTCGCTACGGCTCTGGTGCAATGCAAAACCTGCAAACCGCTGCTGCTGGTCAACTGGCTCAAAAATTAACTGGCACTGCTGGACAACTGGCGTATCAGAATTACGCAGACGAACGCGCTCGCCAACAGCAAGCAACATTCGGTGCGCCTGCAATGGCTGAGGCTGATTACGCTGACATTAATAAGATGTTGGCTGCTGGTCAATTGGGTGAGGGTTATAAAAACCAAGCGTTGCAAGCTGATATGGCTAAGTATGCTTACGAGCAAAACTTGCCACAAGCTCAACTGACAAACTATCTGAACCAAGCCTACGGTTTCCCTGCTGGCAAGACTGCAACAACTCAAACACCTTACTTTACAAACCCAACAGCTAACGCTTTGGGAACTGGTCTGCTTGGCCTTGAATTGCTTAACAAAGCATCTCCTTGGCTCTCAAGTTTTGGAAGTTCTCCTACTAACTTTGGTTAAATGCCAAGTGGTGTAAATGAGTGGTGGCTAGGTTAAGGAAAAAATATGGCACTTCTAGATTCTTTCTACGGCGAAACGCCTGCTTACCTTGGTGGTCTTCTTGGTGAAGATGAACTGAAACGCCTGCAAGG